AAGCGCGATACCTTGAAAACCCGCTAAAGGGGTCGTAATGTTATAAGCCATGAATGCCTCCTAGGTTGTGCTGAATGTTGCGTTGAATTGCGCACCAGAACAGGTTAACGCGCCAGAGAAGCCCATTAAGCGAACAATCGCGTCTTGGTTAACTGCTTGACGGTCGCCGCCGATTGGCACGAAATTACGGTCTTTGTGAGGACGGAAGTACACATATTTTGTGTTAATAAAGTCCATACGAGTTGCAGTTTGGTTGCCGCCGATACCGCCACCAAGTACAACGTCAGCAGAGCCAGCGCCGCCGTAGAATTTCAACGCAGAGAAACCTGCCGCGCCTAATTTATCGTCAGTGATACGTTGGATTGCCTGCAAAGACGCTAAGTAAAGCGAATAGGCGGTTGAGCCTGCATAAATTAAATCAACATGGTCTGTGCCACGAACAACTGATAACGCGACAGTGTTCATGCTGTTTTGAATGTTAGCCGCAGTAGCTGCTGCTGAAGTCAAACCAGTTGAAGTGTACGCGCCATTACGCCAGAAAGTCCATGTAGCACGGTCAATACCGCCGTAAGTACCTGTACTTGGTGAAGTGCTAATCATAGCCGCTAAACCAACTAAGTTTTTACCTGCGTTACCTGTACCGTCGCCATGTAAGTCGATGTCGATTTTGTTGTTAAGTCTTGCTTCAGCAATTTCAACACGGGTAGCAAGCAATTCAATCATTGCTTCTTTACCGCTGTTAGCAAGCATTTCAGGACCAGAAATCGTTACAGCGTCTGCATAATGTTTCAAATTGAACTGCGCAGCACTGATTGGAGAATCAGGCGAAATGTTGATAGTTTCATAACCGCTATAGCTTGACGCATAGTTGGTTGAAGGGTCGTTATAAAACAATTCTTGCAAAATGGTTGAGCCACCGCTGATTGTTTTTACGTTACCGCGTTCTTTCAAACGAAGTAATAACGCGTTGTTGTTTGTTAAGTTATCTTGAGCCGATTTGGTACGGCTTTCGATGGTGGTTGCGATAATGTCACTAATCGCGCTGTTTGCAAATGCCATTGCTTAATCCTCGTAAAATTTAAAATCCGTGAAGGCGCATTGCCTGTCTAACGGCTTCTTCAGTAGTTGCAGGGATAACGGTTCGGTTCGCGCCCGCAGGTGAACCTTTAACCGATACCGCTGCTGCCTTTGCTGCCTTTGCAGCTTGGTCTGCCTGCGTTAAATTTTGACGATTCCCGCCGCCTTGCTGTTGAGCATAGACTTTTTGAAACGTATTATCGTTTAACCGCAATGCTTTTTCATAAGCATCATCTAAGTCATTTGCAAGTCCACGTTCTAGCAGGTCTGCCATCGTTGACTGCACCTCAGTAAAATACTCATGACGTTGCGCAAAATCCGAAATTTTAGACTGAATTTGAGCGTCTTCGTGACTTTGTTTAAATTCCGAAGCCTCTCGCAGTTGTCGTTCTTTTTCGTCTAACTGCGCCTTAAGATTGTGCATGGTCGGGTCGTATGGCAAGCCGGCTAGCTGGTTCATATCAATCTGATAATCATGCGCTAATTTCATTAGCATTTCCGCTTTTTCTTGGTATGACCCTCGACGAAGCGTATGTTCTGTTTTTAGAAGATTGAAAAACGCGACGTCTGGCGCGACTTGCATTTCCTCTAAATAATTTTTATATGGGGCAATCGACTTATCAATGGTTTTAGCAAAGTTAGCCGCTGATTTATACTGCTCTATCCCTCTGTGGAACTGTTCTTCACGCTCTATGATATGCTTCTGTACAGTTTCTGGCAACTTTTCTAACTCGGCTGCCGCTTCAGCTTTCCATGATTTCCACGGAGAGCGTTCAGGAGGTGGTGCTTTTACTTCTTCTTCAGGTTCGCTTGTAGATGTTGATTCTTCAAGTTTATCCAGCTCACGCCCAATAATATCATGGGTAGATTGACTTTCTTCTTCTACTGCAACTTCTTCAACTGAGTCTTCAGTCGTCGTTTCTTCGCTCATTTGGAGTCCTTAGTTAGTTTATTCTTGCGGCAATTTCTTGTCGCAACGTTTCTTTTTTACGCTTTTGCGCAAAATGGTCTACTTTGGGCGTCATGTCCTCGTTACCGACTTCACTGCACCCATTGTTCTTTAAATGCCTACGATGCTGACCTCTATCAGAAATCATACTGCCATCAATTTGTGACCTATAAGGTGCAAACTCGGCGTGTACAAAAGACGCTGAAATAACTCGCGTCATTATCGTGTCGCAACACTCCGGCAAATTGTCATAGTCTGCCAGCTTTCTAAAGATGTCTTGCGTTGCTCCGCATTCTTTACATTTGACTTCGTACAGCGGCATTACGCAACATCCTCTGTCCACTCAATTCCTAGATACAAACTAGCGCCAGTTGGTACGGCTTGCCCGTTAAAATTAATTGCTAAAGACTCTGAAGTGCCTCTAAGAACGATAGCTTTGTCATTACGAACGCCAAACTCGTAAGATGTCGGCAGTGCTGCCGCGCCCGGCGTTGCGCTAGCGGATAAGTACGTTTTATGGGCTTCTATTGCAATGCCAGTGCCTAAGGCTGAAGGGTTTGCAGTATAGAGTTTTAATGTTGCTGTTTGCGCGTCATCGGCTGAATCTGCCTGTGCAGCGGTCACGTTAGTTGATGTACCTGCGGTGTTAGCAACGGTGCGCTTAATAATGTAATGGTCATATATGGATGCTGTCGTAGCCGTACCCACAATCTCCACTTTTGTCACGCGAATAATTTTTGTTGCAGAACCAGATATTACAAGCACGTCTGTAGCGGTTGCCACAGGTGTAATGTCCTGCGCAACATATCGAAAAGTGGCGCGTGTACCGTTGGTGCTTATGCCTACAACGTTGCCGTCGGCTCTTGCAGCGACTGGAACACCAGTGCTACTGACAGCGGATATAATTTCGTACCCCATTTTAATCTCCAATCATAATAGTAAAAGTATGGCTTCTTCGTCGTCACGCTCGTCTTCAAGCATTTGCGCGATAGCAAGCTCTAGTGCAGCTTTTTCAGTTTCCATGCGGAGGATTGCTTCATAATCCTCAACAAAAGTAACAGGCTTTTCTTCAACTTTAGGTGCAACCTTAGCCTTTGGTTTAGGCTCTCCAGTAACTGCTTCAACGGCGTCTTCAATTGCTTTTTTAACGTCGGCGCTGTTGTTTTTGTATTCTTTTTTCTTGGCTTTTAAGCCGCCGCGTCTAGTGTCAATTAAAAACGGTGGTATTTCTGAGCCCGTAGCTAAAAAAATAATATCATCTAACGTAACCGCTAATACGCCCGTTTGAACCTCATTCCCCGCAGCTACAAATGTAATATCGTCTAACGTAACCGCTAAAGTACCGCTGTTAACTTTGCCGCCTGTGGCTGCAAACGCAATATCTTCTAACGTAATTGCTAATATTCCCGTTTGAACTTCATTGCCTGTAGCAGTAAAGATGATGTCCGCTAACGTAACGGCTAACGTGCCGTTGTGCGTTAGCTTTCCTGTACTAGCAAACGTAACGTCATCAAGCGTAACGGCTAATGTGCCGTTGTGCGTTAGCTTCCCCGCGCCAGCAAACGTAACGTCATCAAGCGTAACGGCTAACGTGCCGTTGTGCGTTAGCTTTCCTGTACTAGCAAACGTAATGTTATCAAGCGTTATGGACGCCGTCGCTTCAATGGTAGACCATTTAGCGGTGTCCCATATTCCAGCATCCCATAAAGCCATTATGCGTTACCTTCCGTAATGGTTGCAGAAGAAATAGCCACACTATCACCCGTCGTAACAGACGTACTTGATAAGTTAATATTGCTAGCTGACGTGCCAACGGTTAATCCTGATACGACCAATGTCGTACCGTCTGATTTATAGATACTTGCGTTAGCTGCTGTACCTGTTGCGCCAGCAGTGCCTGCTGTAATTGCGCTTAAGGTAAGCACTCCGCTAGAAGCCGCGCCAGCAAACGGTGTTCCGCAAACGCATTCCACTAGCTGAACTGCGCCAGAAGTATAAATTCTAAGTTTAGCGCCGTTACCAGCAAAAGTGGTAATTGCATCCGCGCGTGAATTGCGCAAGGTAGTGTTAAGTGTGACTGCCATTTATTTGACTCCTATAATTTTGCCGTTAGCGTCCCGAACAACTTGTTTTGGACGAGTTACTTGGTTGTGCATCTCAGACATTCTGTCGAGCAATGCTTGGTTTTGTTGATTTGCCATTGTCATCATTTGAGTCATGTTCATGTTAACGCTGTCGATAACATTGCCTAGTGAGCTTGACAATAATTGACTGACTTGAGGTGTGCCCGTTTCGTCAAGCTCTGTCATTGCATCCGCGTCTTTTCCTGCGTTAAGCGTTAAGACGTGTTGCTTCATGCTATTTTGAGCTTGAATCTGTGCAATAGCAATTCTAGTGTCGTTATCAAGCTGTGTTTTCCATCTATCAAACTCGAGTTTAGCTTGTTCAAGCTGATTGCTTGCTTGAAGTTTCACTTGTTCAAGCTGCATTGCCGCCTGCTCTGACTGTTGTTGTGCTTGCATCTTCATTTGGGCAATTTGCGCCTCGGCTTGTGTGCGTTGCTCGTCTTTGCTTGGTGGTTGAGGCCCTTGTGCTTTTTTAGCCGCTTGGTCAACAAACTGTTCAAGTACGCCTTCAAGTTCACGCCCTGCTTTAAATCCTCGAACACCATAAAGCAATAGCTCTCCAACTAACGGCGCTATAGCAGGGTCTTCTTTAACCGCGCCAATACCGTCTTTAATAAAGCTACTCACCGCTTGCAAAAACTCCATGCGGTTTGCTTTTTCAGTCTGTTTATCAAGCTCAACTAACGTGTCTGTCTGTATGTCAACGTTAAAGACTCTAGCAGGCTCATTTTTAAGTATCTCAATTGCCTGCTGCGCAAATTGAGCGTCAGGCGTGTTCATAATACCTGACACTTCAATTAATGTCTGTGGTTGGTATTTTGAGCAGATAATCTCTGACTTCA